TTCTTTTATGATAATGCTCAGCAAAATACATCTGATGATTTTTCCATAATCTAAGCATAGCTCCCCATGATGACATCCTTCCCCTTTCAGGAACATTAACTCTTTTCTTTCCCATGATAAAAGGTACAGCACCTATAGATGATATTGCTCTGACATTATCCTTGCTTAAATATCCTGCATCTGCCATAACTTCTTTAATTGAAAAAATCTTTGCTGTATCGTCTAGTAAAGGCTTGAAATGAGGGCTTTCGTGAGCTACCCCTTTAGTTACCTTTACAGAAGTAATTACATTAGTTTTACAGCCAGAAATTATATGCAGCTTTGAATATTCTCTCCTATGTTTTGCTTCTTCTTTTGTATGCCTTATCTTCATCCAACGGGTATTCCCATACATATTGGAAATACCAGTAGCATCAGCAGCAAAGTAAATTTCTATTGGAGCAATAGGTTCAGCAATTATCTTATACAATTTATGCAATAGCTTAGTTATTCTTTCATCCTGCATATATTTCATTAAGGTTGTTCTTTTGTAAACTTCGTCTATTATTCCCATAGAACGAGCTATCTTTAATTCAGATTCTAACCGCCACCATGAATAATTATGATAAGCTTTAATACAAATACACTTAAGAACATCACCAGTAAAGATTGAAGGACGACCATTCCCTTTATATTCATAATCTATAATTTTATCAATCAAAGGTTCACACCATCTCGTGCCCTTCAGGGTATTAGGTTGAATATCCGACCCCGAATCAGAACTAATAGGCTCCCCTCTAGAACAATGGGTGCGAACTAATTTATCATCGGGGTCATTGTTCTGGGGGAGACGAGTCTCTGCGCCATGGTTCCCCTTCCCTTGCAGAGACAAAGGTTCAGAACTATGATTTGAACATGATGGGCATGAATTAACTTCTTCATGTTCTTCAAGATATTCTACACACCCTTTGTTTTCTGAAAGGATGAATTGTTGACACCCACAATATTTCTTATCAAATTTATGACACATATATACTCTACCTGCTGGTTGTTTAGAACTATAATGATACTCTTCACTATGTCCGCATGTTTCACATTTCATTTTCTTCCCCTTTTCCAATCTGCATATAAAAAATCCATAACTTTTGTGGTAACTACAGATTTCTCTTGAGGGACAAATTGTTTGCATCCATATACTCCTTCTTCATGTATTTCTTCATCATATCCGCAGTTTTTACATTTCATTTTAAATCATCCTCGGTGATGTTGAAGAATCTCTCAAATTCACAAATCAAGCTATTATAAACCATTTTCGAATCCACAGATTTAGTTTGTTTAGCTCTCTTTTGATAATCTTTAACCCAATTGATTGCTTCTTTTCTATCTTGTTTTTCTATCTCTAACGCAATCTTTCTTGCAGTAGGTTTCAAAAAAGTATCTGGACATCCAAAACTTTCTAATTTCTTTATAAAATATTTTATTCTATCTTTCCTTAAACCTTTCAGTGTTTTTAGTTTTTCCATGATTATGATGCCCCGTCTTTCCGAGTGTTAATTAAAGGTTAGTCCAGATAAAAATTCCCGATTTTCTTTCAACTTCTTTTCATCTTTTTCGCTTTCTAATTCTTTAACCCAATCGTTTACAGCCTGTTGTTTTTTTTCCATGATTATGAATCCCCTCCCTCTGCACGAAAGCGTCAAAGAGGGGAGTTGTCAAGAGGTGAATCAATGACTATGATTCCGAGTCTTTCCTCGGTGTCACAGGATTGTATTTTTTATAGTGGTCAATCTTAAGTCCTCAATATCCACTTGATGCCCCTGACAGGAGTTGAACCTGTGTTTGAGGTATGACCTCAAGCTTTATCATTAAGCTACAGGGGCTTATTTCTCAAAGATATCCTCTCTTTTGAGGTTTAATCTATTGAGAGCAACTCCAACATAATCTGAGCAGGTCCTAGTTCCAACACTAAACTCATCCATAACCATTAAGCTAAACTGCCTATAACTAACAACCTTAAACTTAGAAACTATCTTTTCAATTAGTTTAGATATCTTCATAATCTTAATTTCTCTTTGATGTTGTTGATCTGGGCTTAACATAATAGAACTAAGAATAACACCTTTATATATATATGTGTCCCCTAGTATATGAGAGAGAGTTGCATACATATATAGAAATCTCTATAATAATAGATTAGATATATAATAAATACGATATAATAATAGATTCCCGACTAAGACCTTCGATTATTATTGAAGTATTTCGATTTATTCGATATACTTAATAGTGTAATCTGGATATGTATGCTCAACGCCCACTCTCACATATCAGCCTAACCCCGTACATTCTGCAACTAGGTTATTTCAGGTTTAGCTAACTCCAATCTTTAGGATTCACAACTCTCACATGCTTATCCAACTTCGACCCTTCGATAGTCTAATCCCACTACGATAACCCTACCTCACTTCCGCTAGCCGAGGAATTAATTCTCCATGGATGAATATTCCAAAGCAGGAGCATGATTGTAGTTGTGGTTTAGCCTATGGCTATCGTCTTGGAGTTGACAATGTTGTTGAGCTAGAATTTCAGGCTTTATGAATCTTGCAAACTCTAAACACAATAGCTTGAGTTCTTGTTTATCCATTAGATCTTTAAGACTTAACATTCTTAAAGAATTTATATTCTCTAAAGTATATACTGGGAAGTATATATTGGAGTATATAGGTTAAAATATACCTTTAATTCTTTTAAAACCATAAATCTATATAATCTAGATTGTTTGGCAGATTGTCACTGCCAAAATTTGTGTCCAAATATATTCACCTTCTTTAAAAGAATTAGGCCTATTAGTTTGCCCGGGGGCCTATTAGCGTAAAATACATAAATCCTAGCCTTTCGGCCAGTCTTTATTGATTTTTCGCTCTTTTTATCCAATTTCGTCCAATAAATTAGACGAACTTTTCAAATGTCATACATTCTTTTGAAAAGCAGGGGATATTAAATTCCTAAAAGCAGAAGCGCACAACAGCTGTTATACGCTCTTTTAGGAATTTCGGGGAGGGGGAAACACACAATGGTGTTTGTTGTGTGTGAGGGGAAGGAACCCCGGGCTTACAGCTTGCCCGGGGGAAGGGAAACATTTTTATTCATTGATTTGTATTTGTTTAAAATGATAGATTGGATAATAGGAATATTGGTTTTGGGCTTGTTTGGATGTTGGGCAACAAGAGAACCAAAACCTTATTTTCCTTAAAATTAGAATGGAATTAAAATTAGATACGTGGCAAAAACAAGTTCTCGCCACTAAAGGTAACCTTTGCATTTGCTCGGGGAGGCAGTCAGGAAAAAGTACAGTCATTAGTATTGACGCGGGGGAGTATGCTCTAAAACACTCCAACAAGAACATAATGATTATTGCTTCTGTTGAAAGACAAGCTTTACTTTTGTTTGAAAAAGTTCTCTCCTATATCTACAACAAAGACAAAAGCCAAATCAGGATGGGAAAAGACAAAGGCACAAAGCAAACATACACTCCTACAAAGCACAAACTAACTCTTAAGAATGGAACTGTGATTAACTGCCTTCCTACTGGAGACTCTGGATATGGAATCAGAGGATATACTATAGACAGACTTTACGCTGATGAGGCACACTTCATCAATGAGGACGTTTGGGCTGCAGTGACTCCTATGTTAGCTACAACAGGAGGAGATATTATCCTACTAAGTACGCCATTTGGTACAACAGGTTACTTTCACAGATGCTTCTATGATAAGAACTTCACATCAATCCATGTTAATACAGAAGAGGTAGCAACTAATAGGGAAGAACCACAAAGGACACTAATGACTGAGTTCCTGAAGGATGAGAAGACAAGGATGACTAAGCTACAGTATCAACAAGAATATCTTGGGTTGTTCGTAGGTGGGATACAAAGGTTCTTTGATGATGAACTAATCGATAAGATATGCCTAATTAAGCCAAATAAGGCGATTCTTGGCTCTTTGAATGAACATGTTTATGGAACCGAGCCGCAAATTTTAAAATATAATATTATTGGGGATAAATTCCAAGGCATTGACATTGCTAGAATGGGGGGGGATGAAACTGTCTTAGTTTCTGGAGATAGAATCAATAAGGATAGAATAGTTCAGTTTGACCTAACAATCCCAGAACCTCAAACGCTAACTGATACAGCCAGACTTATTATCCACAAAGACAGACAGATAGAGCATAAGAAGATTTACATGGATGATGGGGGCTTAGGAGTTGGGGTTTACGATTTACTTTACGAAGATACTCAAACTAAGAGAAAAGTTGAAGGATTGAATAATGCGAGTAGAGAAATTGAAAAAACAATAAATCATGGAAAAACAAAAATAAGAAAAAAGACACTTTTAGGTGAAGATATGTCAATAAACTTCAAAAATTTGGCAGAAAATGGTAAAATAACCCTTTTTGATGACCCGAGAATAAGACAGTCCTTAAAGTCAATGCAATGTGATTACTCTGACGGAAAACTAAAAATCTATGGGAATTACTCTCATATTTTTGAAGCACTCAAAAGAATGGCTCATTGCATGAAAAATAAAAGTTTAAATATATACATTTACTAAAATTCTCATGACATTCACAATAGTCACAGTAGCAGAAATGCAATTCATGGCAGGAGAGAATGTAGATGCTACTGGGGATGTTACAGCTAATCATCAATTCTTACACGATTACGCGGCAGGTTATCTAAGTAGCTTAGTAAAGTTTGATTTAATAGGGGGATGGTCAGGACTCACAGCAAACATAAAATTCTTATTCACAGAATGGGCAGCCAGATTTTGTGGAATGCAACTAATAGCTTACAATATGGCAGGTTATACTTCAAGAGTGGAAGCAGAAGATATGATAAATATACACGTCTTCAGAATGCAACTAATAGAAAAAATATTAAATGATAGTTCAATTCAGGACTTTCAAGGAGTTTAAATGGTCTTACAAATACAAGGAATAAAAAATAAACTATTTAAGCATTCAAACGCATTTGATATAGGACTGGGAAAAGTAAGAATTGGAATGGCAACATTTGTTGTTGCTGTAGATGGTTCAGGAGATTTTGACAGCATACAAGAAGCAATAAACGCACTTCCAAGCACAGGGGGTTCTATTCACATTAAAGAAGGAACCTACAAAATAACTTCTACAATTTCAATAGCAAAAAATGATATCTATTTATTTGGAAATGGAAAAGGAACTATCCTCGAAAATCAAGGATTAAACGCAGGAAATCCTTTTATTGATATTAACAACCCAAGAGTAAAATTAGAAAGATTATGGATTAAAGGAACTTCAACAGGTGTCCAATCTATAAATATTGACATAACAGGAAATGATGTGAAAATAAGAAATTGCTGGATAACAGACGCAACAGATACAGGAATAGGAATTAATGGAAATTACATAGAAATTTCAGGAAATATTATAGATTCAAATAAATACGGAATTGAAGCAGGAGGAAATAATAATATAATAACAAAAAATCACATAATAAATAATAGTGAATTCGGAATTTTCGCAACTGAGATAATAAAATCTATAATCACAGGAAATAACGTATCAACAAATACTAAACACGGAATAGTAATCTCTGCAGAATTCAACCCATCAAATAACAACATAATTTCAAATAATATTTGTGATGGAAATGACACTGGAGCAACAGGAAATTATAGCGGAATTGAAGTTTCAGGTTCAGACAATAATATAATTTCAAATAATAGGTGTATAGGAAATGGGAAATATGGAATTAATATATTTAATAATACCTGTGATAAAAATATAATTATAGGAAATATTTGCCTTGGAAATACAACAGGCGCAATCAATGACGCAGGAACTAATACTCATCCAAACGGAGCAAGTGGAACTACAAACTTAGCTTTAGATGATTTAAATATAATAGCATAAAATGGTAGCACAAGATATATCAAGTTCAAGCGTAGGGGATATGAGTACTGCAGTTAGTAACTACTCAGTTGATACTGCAACAACAGATGGAGCTTCAGACCAAAAACTGACAGAATGGACAAATGTTAATTTCCCAAAATACTTTGGATATTATAAAAATATTCCTGAATTACATTCAACAATAAATACAAAAACAAAATATGTAACAGGTAAAGGAGTTAAAGCTGATAAGAAAACAATGAAGATTCTGAATTCATGGCCAGGATGGGGAAAGGATACAATAAATCAATTAATTCAGAATTTAGTAAGAACTTATTATGTAGGTGGGGATTCTTTTAGTGAAATAATAAAAAACGATTCAGGAAAAATAATTAATCTAAAGCCACTAGACCCTTCAACAATAACAATAACTGTAAATGAAAAAGGGATGCTTCAAGGATATATTCAAAATGCAAAAGTTGAAGGAAAAGAACCTCATCCAATAGCAACAGAAAATATGTTCCACTTAGCAAACAATAGATTTGCTGATGAAATTCACGGACAATCAATAATCTCTCCAATAGAAAATATAATCCTTACAAGAAATGAAGCAATATCAGATATGAAAATTGTATTCCACAGATATGTTAAGCCACTTTGGATATGGCAATTAGATACAGATGATACAACAAAGATAGCGGCGTTCAAGGCAAAGGCAGACAAAACAGTTGCTAACTCGGAGAACATCTATATTCCTAAAGGTGCTGCTGAAGCTGAAAGAGTATCTGTTCCTCAATTCTCAACATTAGACCCTCTTCCTTGGATTGAAGCTCAAACAGATTATTTCTATCAAGCTACAAATACACCTGATGTTGTCGTCGGTAGTGCTAAACAAACGGTGGAAGCTTCTGCTAAAATTTTAATATTAGGTTTTGAACAATCTGTCCGAGATGACCAACTTTTCGTGATGGAAAACTTCAAGTCACAATTAGGACTAGAAATTGAATTAGAATATCCAACTCCAATAGAAGCTGAATTAATTAGTGATGAAAAGAAAGACGGCTCTAATGTTCAAGCAAACTAGCAATGATATGGTTAGGATTGTTATGAAAGGAGGTAGATAATAATGGAAGAAGAAGATAAACAAGAAACTGAGGAAACGGGAACGACAACTCCAGAGGGAACTAAAGATGACGGGACTGAGTCTGAAGCAACTAAAGTCCTTAAAATACAAAGCGAGAGAATAAAAAAACTAGAAAAAGAAGCTGAAGATAGAGCAGCTGCTGATGCTAAGAAAGAAATGGGCGGTAGAGCAGAAGCTGGGGGAGAACCTGTAAAACCTAAAGAAGAAACTCCTAAGGAATATAACGACAGAATAGAAAAAGAACTCTCAGAAGGAAAACATAATGAGTGAAGAACAAGAAGAAGTTGACGAATCCTTTGAGATTATTTCTGAGAAAGAGAAACTTTGGAAAGACTATTTAGTAACTTGTGAAACAAACTACATCAATTCAGAGGCAAGTATGATTCAAAACAAAACTCTGATAGAATTGGCAAAGGCAGAGATAACAAAAGAGTCTAAGAAAAATGCACGTTAGTTTTATTTCATACGGAGAGCGTTCATGTGTTGAAAGAATGTTAAGAGATATGGAAGCTCAAAAACATTTAATGCCTATGACTAAAGGAAAGCAAAAAAGAGGGGCTTGGATTCCAGGAGCAGTTAGAGAACTACCTTTTGGAGTTAAGGAATATGTATTTGCTAAAGAATCTCTGGATATGGTTCTTAGAACAATGAACGCTGTAGAGTCTTATGAGGGTGTGCATGGAATTAATTTTAAAGCTATGGCTTATCCAGTCTTGAGGAAAATATTAAAGTTAAAACCAGTTCCTAAATATGATGAGAAAGGAGAGATTTATTTATGGGGAAAGAGTTTTGTTAGTATTATAGTCTTAGGAATCCGTGAAGATGGAGAAATTGTTGGGAGTTATGTGGATGATAAAGGCTGGACACATGAGGCCCTATAAAAGAAAGTTTTAAATAGAACTAAGGTTGCCTTAGTTCATGACAAATGAAGCGGTGTTAAAAGTTGAGACACATATTCCTGTTAATTTTACTTGTTCTACTACAGTAACCATTGAAAAAGGTGCTATTGTTAAGATGACTAACCCAATGACGGCTGTTCTTAGTGCTAGTGCCAATCAAATTGTAGCGGGTATTGTTCAATCAGAGAAGTTAGCAGCTGAAACATCACAAGATTCTGTAGCAGTTTTTAGAGGGGGTATCTTTAGGGTTACTTGTTCTGGTGCTGTAAGCGCAGGAGACCCAGTTACTACAGGAGCAACTGCAAATTATGTTGTTAAAGCAACTTTAAACGATGAGAATATTCTGGGTATAATGTTAGAAGATGGCACTGAAGGACAAACTAAATTAATGGAACTTCGCCCTACGACGATGCAATTAGCATAATGGTAGAAACAAGCGGACAAGCATTAATTAGAGGAGTTGATATTCAAAAGGGAGCTATTGCTGAGTTCGAGGAAGCTCTAATCATTAGGTCTTTAATTTCAAGTAAGCCAACAAAGGCAAGAGAGATTAAGTTCTGGCAGAAGACCACTGGATATTTAACTTTGACAGCTCCAGCTAAGATAAGCAATATAGCACCGGGAGCAAGACCATTCGTAGCTGAGACTTCTTGGACACCGGTAACAAAATATTCTATAAAATATATGTTGGATTCTCCTATGATTAACATGGAAGATGAGAGTGACGCTGAGGTTTCAGTATTCAGAGACAATGCAAAAGATAACTCTGAGGCAATAGCCAACGATGTTGATGGTGATGTGTGGAATGTAATTAGTGAGAACCAAGCTGCAAGTAATATTAACTCAGTAACTACTCAAGCGGCATGGGATGCAGCAAGTGGACAAGACCCATTCCTTGACATCATGGCTTCTAAGACTGTTATTAGACAGCAAACAAAGAGGAGTATTAGAAACGGTATTTTGTTAATGAACGCTAAAGCAGAACAGGATTTATTGGTATGGTTAGTTTCAACTAAAGGTTCATCTGTTCCAAACTTCGCATCTGAGAAAGTAGGAACTGGGACTATTGATAAGTTCGCAGGGTTACAGGTTGTTGTATCTGAGACAATCACAACTGACTTCGGTATGGTTGCGGATCTAAAACAAGCAGCAACTTACAGAGAATTCAAACCATTCACAACCGTAATAATTGACGAACCATTAATCGGTAGAAAAATTAGGTCATCCACTAACGGAGTTGCTATTCTTATTAAACCTAAGTTTATCACACTGATAGATGGGCTAACTTAAATGACTGACGAGAACGCTAAGAAAAAGTATGCACATCTCAAAGGTCTAATTTCTGGCAAACTTAAAACTGGTAATCCTGTTCGTGATGAGTTGATTGTTTCTGATGCTGAAAGACATCTAGCTGACTTACTAAAGAAAAGACCTAAGATTGTTTTTGAAGAAGTTAAAGAAGAACCTGTTGAAGAAGTTAAACCTAAATCTAAGGGGAAAAACTAATGGTTGAAGGTGGAGAAGACCAAAGAAGTGCTGCTATTACTGATGTCTCTTCAGGGGATATGGATGGTTCTGATACTGTTAATGAAGTAACATTAGAAACTGCTTTGAATGCTCATGAGACTGCAATAAATTCTATAATTTTGGCTTTAGAAAAAGCAGGAATTATAGCGGACAACTAAATGGCAGCTGGAAATACTAGCGTTCAGGTTGTGGAAAATCCAACAGCTACAAATATTAAAACTGCTGTTGATGCTATCATAACAGCCTTAGCAGTAACAACTTATATTTCTATAGGTCAATTAGGAGTAGGGAAAGCTATTGCTATTGTTGGGGTTGAATATGTATAATGGCAAATCCTAATCAAGGAACTAAAAGCACTAAGGAGATTTCTAAGTTAAATATTCCAGAAGGTATAGGAGATATTCAAAACCTAATCCCAGAGGGTTTAAATGGAGTTACAAGCACAGTTTTAAGTAAGGAAAGAGTTTTGCTTGAATTATAATGGCTAAGAAGAAAGCAAAAAGAGTTTCTAGAAAACAACCTGTAAGCATAGTTTCTGATGACATATTTATCCCTAATCATTCAGGGATGTTGGATGCTGGTAAAGTTCACAGAGTTCCAACTGAGGAATTAGACCCTGTGAATAAAAAATATGTTGATGATGAAATAGATTCTGATATTTCAACTCATGCAGCAATAACAAACGCTCACCATTCAAAAACAATTAGCTCGGAAATTGATCATACTCAAATTCAAAATATAGGAACAAATTCTCATTCCCAAATTGACACTCACATTTCAAACGAGCCGTCATCATCAATCGCAACTCACGCAGCTTTGCCAAGTGTTCACCATTCAAGATACACCGACGCAGAAGTGGACGCTATTGTTGCAACTCATACCGCTATACCTACAGCCCATCATGATAATTCAACTGACCATGCAAGTGGAAGTGATGACCAAGACATATCAGGAATAGCAACTAATGCTACAGCAATAGCTCTTAATACAACTCATAGAGGAAGTGCAGGCGGTACAGACCATTCAGATGTTAATACTAATAATGCAAAAGTAACTAATGTTTCTACAAATTTAAGTGCAGGAGCAAGAACAGCAACTACAATTAAAGTTGATTCGAGTGATGGAACAGACGCTACTCTTGTTGAAGCAGATACAACAAACGCAGGAATTTTAGGAAGTAATAAGTGGGATGAGATAGTTGCCAACACAGCAAAAGTAAGTTATACTGATGCTGCTGATGTATCTGCTAATACTACTGCAAGACATGGAGTTAATGATGCTAACTCTTCTTCAGAGCCAGCAAATGCAAATATCCAAGCCCACATTTCAGACAACTCTCAAGCACATTCAGATTATCTTTTAAATACAACAGATTCTATGACTGGTACTCTCTTTCTTGATGCTATTGGTACAGGTCTTGATGTATTACACACTGCAGAAATTGGGAATCATCTTATTGTTGGAGATAATTTAACAGTTGATACAAATACTTTGTTTGTTGATTCTACAAATAAGAGAGTAGGAATAGGGACAACAAGTCCAGAACAGAAGTTGCATATTTCAGGGGATTCTTCAAATATAGAATTACAATCAACAGGAGTGGATGTAAATGATGAACAAAAATGGTTAACAGAAGCAGGACATCAAGGAGTTATAAGTCAAAAGGGATTTCTAAAATTTTGGACACTAACCGATGCTGGAGGAATAGGAGAAGTATGGTTAGAGGTATCTAGATCAGGAACAGCTGTCAATAAAATAACTTTTGGTAATGGAAATGTTGAAATTGGTGGAGATTTAACAGTTACTGGAACAATTACCGGCGGGGGAGCAATGGTTTTATTAGAAACAATTACTGCTTCAAATTCTGCAACAATAGATTTTACTACAAATATTGATTCAACTTATGATTCCTATGAAATTAGAATGACTGGAATTGTTGCTGGGACAAATAATGATTTTATGAAAATGAGAATTTATGATGGCGGAGTTTTAAAAACTGGGGCTACTGATTACGAATATGTAAGATGGAATGTTGTGCCCGGACATAGTTCTACCCAATCAACTGGAAATTCTTTGATTGAATTGGTTCCTGTGAATACTTTTGGAAGTGCGACAGGAGAAAATGGTGGTGGAGTTGTTACTCTTTGGACGCCGAGTTCTGCAACTTTAAGTGGCGGAATTGATTGGGATATGACCGTAAGAAGTGCGGCAGCTAATCAGCCAAAATGGTATAAAGGAATGGGTCGTTATCAATCAAATAATGCAATAGATGGAGTTCAGTTTTATATGAATACAGGAAATATTGCATCAGGTAAATTCAGTTTGTATGGAATAGCAAGTTAA